CAAAGTTAAACTAGCTTGTAACGGTGGGGGTGCAGCCTGTGTGGACTGTGGTCACCAGTCGGAGCCGCCTCCAGTAGAAGCGGTGGCGATGTCGCCACGGCCTTCGGCGCGGATGCGGCTGCGCTCAACTGCGCGGCCCACCTTGTAGCCGATGAATGCGGGGATGGCGATGACAAGGATAATGGCGACGATTGTGACGAATGTCTGCACGGTGCGTTCCTTTGCTTGGTTGGGGTTAGGCGGCGACGAGTGCCGCTGCCTTCTCGATGCGGTCGGGGCGGAACCCGCCCCAGGACTCCAGAATAGCGCCGTCACCACTGCGGACTGCGACGACAGGCGCTTGGCTGTATCCGAGGCCCTTGATGAGGTTGAGGGAGTCCTCATCCTGGGTGACATCAACGGACTCGTGGGCCACCCCCATCTTCTTGAGCTTCCTGTAGGTCGCGTCGCACTGGGGGCAGCGGGGCTTGGAGTAGACGATGATCGACATGAGTGGTTCCTTCCTATCCCCCACAGTGGGGGCTTGGGTTTGGTCTTCTGGGTTACGAGTATCCATCGTGGGGAGCGTCAGGAGTGTAGCGGCGCACCCAAGGGTGGACATGTGCCCATCATGCCACACAAACTCAGACGTGCACGAACTAGACAGGCCATTCGCAGCGTAAATGTGCGAGATGCCTAGACGTTCTGTGCTGTTAGGTGCAGATATGTTGCCTCAGAGATGAGGGGGTAGTCCAAGTTTTGGATGACGTTCACCACCCAAGCAGGTCACTTTTTCGGGGGGGGGTAGTCCAAGTTTGAGACGACCCCGTAGTCCAAGTTCTGGACGTAAACGTATATAGAAACCATTGAAGATAAAGAACTACCCCCTCTAGTCCCCCAAGCCGTTCACGTGAGGCTGTCCAAAGCACATGGCTGGTTGAGCAGGCGCGCGCTTCGCGCACGCGAGCGAGAGGCACGCGTAGTTGGATTGCACGCAAAGGGAGGTGTGTGTAGACTGACGATCACCAGAAAGGAAGGAGCAACATGCTTACCACTGACCCCGTTATCCAGGCAGGCGTACTCGCCACACGCGATTGCATGATCCCCGGAAGAGCCCGAATCAAGCACTCTGTCCAGTGCTTCCTCCGAGAGCTCATGAGGGAATGGCCTACTGACGAAAGCAAAGATCTCCTCTTCAGCATCACCGCCGCCTCTAAGCGCGTTGGTCTCGACCGCTCCGTCCTGTATGTCGGACGGCGCAACCTCGTCGCTGACGACGCGATACGTTTCCGCCAGCGCGAAGACGGCAGCATCGTCTACTACGTGGACTGGGCCAAGATCGTCAACGCTTACGGCATGAAGCGTCTTGGCGTTCAGGCTCACGGCGAGTCTCACTCGTTCGAGTCTGCGGGGTGCCCCAAGGAGCCTTGCACCCCGGAGCCGGACCCGAAACAGCACAAGCGCTCATCCAAGAAGGGAGAATGAGCGATGTCTAGCTTCGAAGAGTGCAACGCGCAGCTCGCAGCACCCAAGCGCACGGGGGAAGATAGTCCCCTGTACGGGATGGGAGCCGTGTCCCACCCGGCCATCGCAGTCATTCACTTTGACCCACTGCTGGAGCACAAGCTCACGCGCAAGGAGAGGGCCTTCATGGTCTGGTTCTTTACGCGCTGGAACGATCCCTACATCGAGTACGACGTTGAGGGGATCATGAAGCTGACGAACTTGAAGCGCGATGAAGTGCACATGACTCTCTACAACCTGTGCGCGCGCGACATCATCCGCATGAAGGCCATGCAGCGGAAGGATGACGAGACAAAGGTTGCGGTCTTCCTGTACTTCGAGCCTTCCCACCTCTTCGTGCCCGAAGCTGTGAACCTGGCCGGCTGCTTCAATGGGTGTGTCCACTCGTTCTCCGAGTGGGTTGATCCAGCTCGCCCCGTGACACTCGAAGAGATCGAAGCGTCACTGCCTACCTACGAGTGGATCAGCCCGCGCAACATGAAGTGGCTTCAAGTCCAGCGCGAGAAGGGGAGTAACCAGACCCGAACGCAGAAACGTCTTGCTTTCGAGGCTCAGGCCAAGAAGGACGAAGCCGGGGCGGAAACCCGGACGCAGAAGTAAAAGCAAGAGGGGGAACCCCCTTGAGGCTCCCCCTCTCTAGTAGAAAGATAGCTATATTGTATCAGCTTTTTGACGGAATGCACGTGTCTGCACTCCACGCTGCCGTCAACTTCCGCAAGCACCTCAAGGTGGACCTGAGCCGCAGGGAAGTTCTGACACTCATGGCGCTGTTCACCTTCTGGCAGTGCAAGATCATCAGCCCCTCCTACAACCTCCTCCTCGAGCGCTGCGTCGGAGCGAAACGCTCCACGATGTTCACCGCCATGAAGTCCCTTGAGGACCGAGGACTCCTCGTTCGACGCTCGTTCCTGGACCGCAAGGACGGGTCACGACACGTCGTGTTCTTCCTGGACCTCCCTGGGATCTTCACTGACGAATGCTGCGCGCAGCTCGACTCCGACCCCAAAGCGCCGATCACGACCCGGCACACTATCGAGGTGGGGCGAACTGCCAGCACTGAGGAAATCCTCGCCATGGTCACATTCGCGGACGTGTCCCAGTGGCAGGAAATCAGCTGCAAGCCAACCCGTAAGAAGCTGCCACTCGACAACTTCGACAACCTGAGCGACTTCCTCCTGCCTTGCCCGGACAACATTCCTGCGCACACAGAGGAAGAACCAAAGCCGGACCTGCGCGTCGCAGTCAGCGACAACCAGGGCGATCTCTTCGACATGCTGCACGATACGGAGACGCAGGAAGCCGACAACAAGGCCAAGGCGACGCATGGCATGGAAGACGACGGCGCATATGGCACGTCGTGGCCTGCTGCCGCCACCATCCCCGGCGGCTCAACATGGGCCCCTACCGACGTGGAGGACACGTCCATGGTGTCCGATGCCCCCGTGTCGCGTGAGAGCGTCCAGGAGCGCACTGAGCGCATCGTCCGTGACCATGCTGGCGACGATGTGATCGACGCTGAGATCATCGACGTGGAGATCGTCGAAGATGAGACCCCCTCGGACACGCTGATCGACGTTCCCGCGTCTCAGGAGCTCACTGTCGCCGCCCCCAAGGCTCCCGTGAAGGCCAAGAAGTCCAAGAAGCGGAACGACTACCCCGACGACTTCGAGGAGTTCTGGCGCACCTACCCGCGCCACGAGGACAAGAAGAAAGCATTTAAAGTGTGGCAAACCGCGCTCAAGAACGGCGCAACCGCCGACGAGATCATCGCAGGCGCAGCCCGCTACGCCAAGTACCGCGCAGGCGAACCCGAGCAATACACCAAGCACCCCTCCACCTGGCTCAACGGAGACTGCTGGGAGAATGAGTACTCGACCGCTGGCATGGGCTACGGGAGCAGCCAGTACGGTTCGCGCCTCTCACCCGAAGAAGCTGCACTCAACCGTGAGGCCATTGCTTCTACGTTCGCTGATCGCCTCCGCGAGTGGGGCTACAGCTCTGTTGAAGAGTACCGGGAGCATACTGAAGGACTCTCAAGGATGTACCGCGAGGATGCAGAAGAGCAACGCGCTCAGGAACTCGCCATCCTCAACGCCTTCTAAGCCCAACGAAAGGAACATGCCATGGTTGCCTACAACATGAACGTCCTCCAGAAGGAAATCACGACAGCCCTCAACGCGGGCAAGATCATCCGAGGAATTGGCACCACACAGGAGCAGATCGCAGCGTGGGCCACATACCTCATCCCCATCGCCACCGACAGCAACATCGTCGAAGCCTTCCGCCTCTGCATGAGCGGCGGCACAGAAGTCTACGGAAAAGTAGACGTAGCCGACATCAACAAGGCCATCAAGATCGTCCGCTCCCAGCGTGTCAACGACTGGGAACAGCGCAACGAAATCGGCATCGAGTTCGACGGCCCGCCAGCACGAGGCTTCGTCTACAAGCGCGTCTTCATGAGCTGCATCGCCGGCGGCATGAGCGACACAAAAGCCGACCAGCACGGCAGACAAGCACTCCAACGCGCCGAGTCATACCTCCAGCAGAACCCACAAGCACAGTGGAGCGACGCGCTCGACATGACAACGCGGATGCTTGAAAAGGGGAACTTCATCCGCTCCGACGTAGAGCTCCCATCGTCACGGGCCAAGGACAAGTACTTGCTCCATCGAGGTAGCGCCGCAACCATCCGCGAGGCTGAGAACAACCTGCCCCAGCTCCCCTCCGGCCAAACGCGCGTCCAGGACGAGCCTGTGGAACGCCCCCGCGCTGTCCAAGCAGCTATCGAAGCAGCCCGACGCAAGATGAGCCGCCATGCAGAAGAGGAACGCCGCAAGCAGGAACGCCTGCGCCAGCAACGTGACGGGCGCTTCCAACGCCTCACCGGCATCGACCCCGCCACCATCGGACCACAACGATAGAAAGCCCCCCATGAGCAACCAAGAGATCACGCTGGACCAGAACAGCGACGACGGCCTCTACACACAGATCCTCCGAGGCCGCTACGTCACCAGTATCGACGGCAGCATCATCACCCTCGATGACGGGACAGAACTCTACATTCAGGGCAATGCCGGGTGCGGCGGCTGCTCGAGCGACTGGTACTGGCTCGAAGAAACCTTCAAGCGTGGCAACCGCAAGGCCCGCATCATGAGCGCCTACGTGGCCTACAGTGAGGACAAGTCAGAAGACGAACCTGCCAGATCCGTCTACACGATCTTCGTGCTGGTGGACGGCAACCCGTCTCAGCTTCCCCTCGCGACTATCCGCGGCGACGACGGCAACGGCTACTATGGCACCGGCTTCACGCCCACCGCCACCATCAAAACCCCTCCAACGTCACTCGCCACGGTCACGCCCCAGGACATCATCAAGGTCGTCGCAGGCGAGCACCCACTTCCTGCGATCCCGGACCTTCGAGGCCGCGAAGACCTCCTCAACGCTGTCGCCTACACGCTCCAGCAAACGCGAGGCTTCGACTCGCCTCTGCGTATCACCGGACCCGAAGCCCAGCTCTTCCACAAGCTGACCTCCAACCAGTACGGGTACAAAGGCCCCTACTACGCGAGCAATTGGTACGGCTTTCACCAAACAGTCCTGTTCTGGTTCACCGACATGGAGGAAGGCGTGTCCCTCGTCCTGCGCGACTTCTCCGACGGAGCGGAAGCCTACGTGGCGAAACTGCGCGACTTCGCAGAACGAGTGCGCGCCTCCAAGAACCCCATCAAGACCTTCATCACCGGCTACGCCCTGAAAGGCAACACCGCCACCGTCAACGGAACCCGAGTGCCGGCTACCGACTTCCTCCTCTCCGAAGTCTGTGGCTTCCACGGCCATCGCATCGGTCCCGAGGCCTCCTTCATCCCTGATTGGATCTTCTTCCACCCCCAGAACTACGGCGTGCGTATCATCAAGCACCGCGCGGGCGGGCGCGGAGACGTTACAATCACCTCAAATACCCAGAGCGTTTGGGCCATTAACCCCCAGAAAGGCACCCAACTATGACCAAGAAGAGCTCCAGCAAGCACCGCGGCACGCCACGTCGAGGAACCATCCTCCGGGGCCTCGCCCGACTCTCGCGCCCCTTCATCGCTTTCGCCGGTGTTGCCAGCGGCATCATGGCCTCGTTCGCCCTCACGGACGTGAATCGGGCTATCAGCATCAACGACGCTGTACTCGCCTCACACCCCCCGCAGGACGCGACCACCACCATCCCCAACCCACTCCCCGAAGGCACCATCACTGCGCTCGTGTCCTCCCACGCAGGCAGCGCGGGCTACAGCCCCACCGCAGGAGTCCTCATCGAGCCGATCTGGCTCTTCCACCCGCGCATGAGCTTTATCCTGGCCCTCATCGCAGTTCTCGCGCTCGCATCCTGGATCACCAAATACAGCAGATGGAACACGCTCCCCTTCGTCCGCAAGTTCAACATCGAGGCTCCCAAGCCTCGCTGGTGGTGGGAGTTCACAGGCTACGCCGAAGTCCTCCTCATCGTCAGCCTTACCGCCACCGTGATCTACACGCTCGGCAGATAACACCCAACAACCACGAAGCGGCCTGGCACCCCCACCACAGGGGAACCAGGACGCTCTCGTATGCGCGAGGTCAGTCACCGAGCCATGAGTCGCCAGCGCGCGCAGAAGATGCGGCTGCGCCGTTAGTCAACCGTCACCTCGCAAGGAGTCCATCCCTCGCATCGAGACAGGCACTCACCCAGGTCACGCACAGCAGCAAGCATTGGACTCGACGACGCGATGACCAGCGCAGCGACCTCGAGCGACACAATGAAGCGATCACTCGTCTGGCCAGGGGTCTCAGAGTACTCGAACTCTGCGCCACACCAGTCGAGTCCGATAGGTGCACTGAACCGCTCCTCCTTCTCAGCCTTGGGAGTCACTGGAATGCGCAGTACTGCGACGACCTCCTTGCCCGTGTTGCGCGAGTACTGCTCGTCGAAAGTCCAGGCGAGGACGAGGTTTCCGCCGCACAAGGCGGCTGAGACCCTACGAAGAGGACCAACGACACTGAAGTTAAACTCTGGATCCTCGTTGATGTTGACCCAAATGCAGTGCTGGAGCACCCGTGCAGCGCGCTCGTGCACATTTGCCGCAATCACGCAGTCCATGGCAACACTCGCGTAGAACTTGGGGTTCTTTACTGTCACGCCTTCCTCAACTTCATGCTTGATGAAGTTGTTGAACCAGTTCCGCGCGTCACGGAAGTCCGGGTGCGCCTTCTCGTATGCGACATAGTAGTTCTGCTGAGCGACCTCGAGCGCGTCAGCGGCTTCCTGGAGGTTAGCGGGGATATTGGTGGCCATTGGGGTGCTCCTAGCTTTCTAGGGAAGTGGGGGAGGGGATAGCGGTTGAGTGTTGAGTGGTCACTCGTCGCCTGGCGGCGTTCGGTGCGCGCTTGAAGGAAGGCGCGTAGGTGAACGCGAAGACGATGACGGGGAGTGACCCCAGCGCAACGGCGAGCACTGCGATGAGAGCAATCGAACTAGCCAGCGACATATGGGGCCTCCCTTCTCAACCTGTCCACAGGAGTTGTGAACAAGTCTGAGCATAGCATCCCAAAATGGACTATGCAAGCAGGACGACAGTCCAATATGGGAGGCGAGAGAAAACCTCCCGCCCCCCACGTGCACACCTACCGACCAATCGCCACCTGACCCCCACCGACACCTCGTCGAGAGGGGTCACCCACACCGCTTCGATAGCCGTCTCCCTCACCCTGACTCACCTCATCACGATAAAACTTCATCCGAGTCCTGCCCTCACGTGTCTTTGGGAATAGCTCAGCGATGTGCCGCTCAGCACGCGACGCGCGCCCCACGACAACCAGCTCCTTCGACGTACCCAACACCTCATTCTTCATGGCCTCACGCACCCGATTAGCGACACCGCGGAAAAACCCTAGCGTGTAACTGCGGCGGAAATGAAAACGTTCAGACTGAGAACGGAAGTACCTTCCGCGCAATGCCTCCTTAAGGCTCACCTTGCACTGCACAAGTGTCGAATTAAAGAGCTCAGTTAGGAGCGCCAAATCGCCCGCAGTGCCAGCAATCATAACCAGACTCGCTCGAGGAAAGCTCCGCTCGACAGCCACACAACTAAGAGCCTCCGCCAAGGTCGCCAAACCAAGCACCTGTGCAGGCCTCATTGAACCATTAGTGCCCTCAATGTTGACCCTAATGAGCTGCACATCTTCTCTAGGTGAGTCCACGTCAGGAAGCGACTCGATCCGATACTTCGCCATCAGCTTCTCAGCACGCGCAGCCGCCACCTCACGCTCAGAAGCAGACGCGCCCGGATCCTCAGCCAAACGCAGAAAATGCCGAATCGATCCTCAATTTTCACCACACAAGTCCTTCCGGTAGTCAATTACGCCCACTCGAGCGCCAGCACGTGCAGAGTATCAGCGCCCACAGCAAGCAGCCCCGTAGCGACAGGCCATTACATGCGCCCTCCACAGCCCGCTCCCGCAATCAAAGCAGCGTCCCGAATCTCCCCCATACATGAAGTGCCCCTCCCCACTGAACACTAGGGGAGGGGCGCTTCCGTTTAGTCTACCTGTGCCTACTTGAGCAGGAGCGGGAGGCGGTCGAAGAAGCAGGGCATGGAATACGTCAGGAGAATCGCTCCGCCCATCATGTAGCTTGCCCTGTAGCGCCACACCGGCACTTCGCGCCCCTTGTAAGCCTGCGCGCTCAACTCCACTGCAAGGAGCATAGTTGAAAGAATGAGTAGCACGCACATTGGTCCAACGAGCAAAGTAGCCCACTCTCCGCCAGACAAGACCACATACACAGACATAGCAGTGAGGAAGAAAGCAGGGGCCATGAAGTAACGAGCCAATCGCATCTGAAGGCGCGAAGGCTTTTTAATGAACTTGAACGAGACAATATACGCAACGAACGTGAGCGACCACAGGAGGATTACTGCAAAGGCAAGGGCGAATGTGTTCCAAAATGGGTACTCTCCCCTATCAAACATTCCTCCCGAGAGAAGAAGAAAAGCAAAGAGCATCATGATGGGCCATGAATCCATGGCTGCTTTCGCATCATCTCCATACTCAACGCCCTCCCCGGTGCCTGTTCGCAGCTTCATGTAGATGACGGCCAACGCGGCGAAGCCTGCGCACATGAATGGAAGAGTGACAAGCGTCAAGGGAACGTAAGGTGGGAACAGGGGTCTTCTTGAAACGTGAGCAGATAGCATGGCGAATACAAAACTGCCAAGTGTCATGAGAAATGCCACCGGAAATAGCGGGAAGACAACAATGGCTCTCAGCGCAAAATCTGAGATCGCCTCCTTTCCAGGGGCTTCAAGGGTGACACATAGGGTCTGCTTGTCTTGGTAGGGGTAGAGCATTGCCTGTCCTTTCTGGGTTGTACGCCTCTGGCGCTACGCGGAGGCCTGATGAAAGCAAGTGTAGTCCATAATGGGCTTGTGTCAACTTGCAGTAGTCCAAATCGGGATATATGCTGAGGGGACAGAAAGGAGGCTCATCATGGCCGCACGCAAGGCGATTCTTGCCCTCGACTTTGACGAGGTGTTCATCCTTGCCCCTGGCACCCCAACTGTGAAAGGGGTGTACCCGGATCGTGCCCGCACTTCGGTCACGGTCAAGCTCGACAGTGGGCTCGTGGGCACTGGGGATGTCTGGTATTCGCCTCGCATGATCGAAGCCCTCAACGTTATCGTCGGTGACGCGGACAAGATCCTCCTCGCCTCATCGTGGGGCAAAGCGAGCATGAAAGCAGCGAAGGCCGTAGGCCTGCGCCTCCCGCGTCGAAAGACCATCAACCTGTTCCCGTACCTCAAGCCGGGAGCTATCGACCAGCAGCACAAGCTCCAGCGCGCCCACGACCTCATCCTCGACTACCTCACCGACACGGATACTTGCATCGCGTGGGTGGATGACCAGCACCCCCGAGGCTACGGACAGGTGGACGGTATCCACACCATCGGCACCGACCCCGTACCAGGACTAACCAGAGCCGACCTCGCGCACATCCGCGACGTGCTCTTCTACTGAAAGGAACCACCCATGACGCTGACGCTCAAGTGGGCGAACGGCACCTGCACGGGCGACCTCACGCAGGTCGCGAGCCTCGTCCATGCCATCACCCAGAAGAAGCCCTGGACCCAGACGACACGCAAGCCTGGTGGGCTCATCGTGTGGCAGAAGTGGGACGAGTCGGAGCAGCTAACGTCAGTGGGTGACCCCACCATCGCTGACGACCTCGCCGACCTCCTCGCCGACCACCTGGGAGCCCCCCAGGATGAGGTGACCATCAAGCCTGACCCGCGCGACTCATCGCAGCTGACCGCCAGCGAGCTACGGGCTCGACGACTCCGTGCCCACCTCAGCAAAAAAGACCTCGCCGCCATGCTTGGCGTAAACGAGTACACGGTGCGCAACTGGGAGCAAGGCGTGCGCACAGTCATCCCCACCCGACTCCTGCGCGTTTTCCAGCGCCTCGACTCCTACAGGGAGGAAGCCCACGCAACAGTCCACGCCGAAGCAGTGCGCCGCGCCGGAAACGAGGACGCGCTCAGGCGGACTGACTTCACCGGATACGCCGTCTACGCGCCCAATGACCACGCATACGCGACCCTCTGGCCGGACGCTGCAATCAGCGCTGACATGTGGCGCGATGTCATCATCGAGTGCGGGCGCTTCCGCAGCGTCGCAAGCGACTACGAGGCAAGACTCATGGGCCTTGACCTCATCACCATTGAGCCACCACGAAAGGGTAAGCCATGAGAGCCACGCCAGCGTCACAACAACCAGCGCAGCCCACCCTCGAGACCGCCTGGGTCGAAGAAAGCGAGAACACGCCTGCGCCATCACCTAAGCGCGCCATCATCGTCATCCTCATCGCCGTTGTCGCCCTCATCGCGGCAGGTGTCGCCGCATGGGTGTGGAGCACCCCTGAGAAGCAAACGCCAGCCCCCCAACCTGCGGCCACGCAGGAGGCGCGCGCATACACGGCCAGCGACTACGAGGAAAACCGCGAAACCTGCCGCGAGATGTACGAGACCCGCGACCTCCAGCTCTACTGGTCGTGCGTCGTCGGCGACATCCGACTCGGCCAAGAAACCGACCCGGCGGTCCCGCTCGCGGATCTGCCGCCCGTTCGACTAGCACCCAAGGCCAGCCTCGGAGGCCAAACCGACATCGCCTTCGCGCCCGACGCGACCGCACGCTGCTACGCCACCGGCTACTGCCTCGCCGACGCGACCTTCAACGCTGGCCAAACCAGCGTCCAGGTCATGTTCACGCGAGGCGACGGCGACATCATGGGCATCTTCGTCCCCACCACGGATGCACCCACAGTCATGACGCAGGAAGTCCTCGCCCCCTACATGCCGACCGGAGCCGCACCGGACCCAACCGTCCACCAAGCGACCCTCAGCCGCATCCACATGGGAGCCGACACCCTCGTCGGCTACGTGTTCTCCCAACCCCGCTACTGCGGCGACACCCCCGACGAGTGCTCCGCGAAGTACACCTCCCGCACCCCCGTACCCTTCACCGGCACCACCCACATCACCACCCAAGCCGAAGCCCAGAACTGAGAGAGACCGTCATGTCAGTCGAGAGAACACTCATCGAGCACTACGCACCCAGCAGCGACTTCGCGCGCGTCCTCCAAGGCCGCTACGTCGTGGAGATCGACGACGAGTTCGACACAATCACTCTCGACGACGGCACGGTCCTCCAGGTCGAAGGCAACGAAGGATGCGGATGGTGCAGGTCAGGCTGGTACGACCTCATCAACGTCTACAAGCAGGGCAATAGCAAAGCGCGCATCATGAGCGCCCATGTTGCCTGCGACATCGACGAGGAGAACGACGACGAGGGAGCCGTGGACCCGCGCGTCTATACTCTCTTCGTCATGGTTGACGGCAATCCCGAGTTTCTGCCCCTCGCGACCATCAGGGGCAATGATGGAGCGGGAGGCTACGGCACCGGATTCAGGATCTTCGCATACGTTGACACTTCGACTTCGGCTACGCGCCAAGACCTAGCCAACGCAATAGCAGGAGGACACTACCCAATCAGCGACACGACAGGAGATGTGCTCACCTTCGTCGCGCGCATCCTCCACGACGTGCATGGAGCCAACGTGCCTGTCCGCATTTGCGGAGATACGGCAACCCGCTTTCGTGAAGACCTCCTGAGAATGCGCGACAGGGCCGACAGGTTGATGGGCCTGCCGTACAAGCCGACATTCTGGTACCTCGAGAATGGCCTCACCCTCCTATGGCACAAAGACACGGACGGTAGCTTCATGTTTGTCCTTCGCGATCTGGGAGACCATGCTGGGGGACTCGACGTGTACGCGCGGAACCTCAGTGTCTTCCTGAACGCCATTCATGAGCGCGCACAGTACGCCGAAGTCGTCAGGTTTGTGGCCTCATCGGCATCCCGCGACAACTACCTCACCGTAGACGGCGAACGCATCCCCTCATGCGGGTTCCTCCTGTCCGAGCTCGACGGCACCTACATGTACGCCGAACAGGAACGATCTGACCAACTCGACAAGCCAAGCCAATACGTCATGAACCAGAAAACCGGCAAAGAACTGCGTTACACCACAAACTTGCGCACCATCAAGCCGCTCGCCCACGGCCAGGGCCTCCTCGTCACTACAAGCGCCACAAAGGATGTGTGGACGCTCTAGCGGATGCTCACACTGTGAACAGTCCGCGCACGAAAGGAAACCGTCATCATGGCGCTCATCAACAAGGACACGCGCATCGCGCGCTACTCAGCCGAAGAAGGCGTGGGCTGGGTGCCCCTCATCCCCGGCCTGGACACGGCCCCGTCATTCGACAAGTACCTGGAAGAAACCGGCTACTACATCAACGACTACAGCGACCGCGGCGAAGGCAACCTGCTCCGCGACTCCCTCCTGAACCCACGGGGCCCCGTGTGGGACGACATGAACGAAGAGTTCCTACTCGACCTCTACGAGGGATGGGACCACATCCCCATGGTCGCCCCAGACACTCCCGTCTTCGCTTTCGCCGAAGGCAAGTCCCCTACGTCGGTACCACTGTCGAAAGCCGTCGCCTCACCCCTCATCGGAGGAGGCGAAACCCTTGCCCTGAAAGTCCTACGCGAAGTCGCCGACAGTCGGAACATCTACGTCCCCGACAACGCGACCGTGTACGACGTGCTGAACCTTATCGGCATGGCAACGAACAGCCCCCTCTGGGCGCTCAACTGCCTCCTACGCGCCCAAAGCAGCCAGGCCCCCAACCAGCTCACGCTCGGCTTCAACAGACTCCAGCGCGAAAGCAGCTGGATCGCCGCCACCCACAAGAGCGGCTACGCCTGCGCCTTCGACCTCCTCGACCAAGACCTCCGACGCGACTACGGCGTGAACTACGTGATCGTCCCCGACGACGACCACAACGACTACTTCTACACCAACGCCCAGTACCGCGACAAGAACATGAAAGTCATGCGATACAAGGAAAACAGCGTAGTCGGAGACGCTATCGAACTACTCGACCTCGACGGCGGCAACGCATACCCCAACCTCCACGGATGCCAACCCGAAACGCGAATGTCGGAGCTCCTGCGCCTCGACAAGTACCTCGCAACGATGAAAAACCTGCCCCAAGGCACCCAGGTTCCCATCGCGATCTACTCCACCAACAAGGGAGACACGATCACCGTCAACGGCACGCGGATCCCCGCGTTCAAGATCGTCGCAGAAGACCTCTACGAGCGCTGCGAACTCTACGACCGCACCGACTTCCGAGTCATGCGGAAACCCGTCCGCTCATACGGTCGTTTCCAGCTACGACCGCAGTTCGGCCACCACATCCTGACTCCCACCCCCAGCGGGAACGCAGTCCTCGCGCACATCCAGAAGCAACGGTGACACCATCATGCGCATCAACGACAAGTCCATCTTCCCCTACCGGGGGAAGTACGGGGCGCGCTCGCCCCTCAACTTCGGGCGCACCAAAACCCACATGCAAAGCCCCACCGGCACGAGCATCCTCCTCACCGACGCATACGACGGCCTCATCGGCTCCGTCTGGATCGCCATTCCCGACCCCACGTTCAGCAGCCCCGACACGATGCCTGTCCCTCCGTACCTGATTGCTACGGCCCTACGCGCCCGCGAAGTAATCAACCAGACAGTCACCCCCCAGGTTGAGATCGTGGCCTACGCGCGCACACACATGTCCCCCACGTCTGCGATGCAGGCCAGCATCGACGCGATTGTTCACTTTCCAGGCGGCGGAGCTGGCCTCGCTGAGGTCACCAAAACACGAGACAACCCCAACGGCCCCGGCAAGGTGACACATACATCGACCCTAAAGGCAGACAGTCACCTCGTAATTGGAGCCAACGAGGTCTGGCCCGTAGACCCGATCCCCGTACACACATGGTCAGGCCGCAACCCCGTATACGTCCTCCACGCTGACGACGTGAAGAACATGTCCGACAAGACCCTCGACCTCATCCTCCGACGCACCCCGTCCGTGCTCGCACACAACCGAGGTCGCGAGTACGGCGAAATCTGGGACGAAGAACTCGAACAAGACCCAACCGACTGGGACACCCCGTTCCTCCTGCGCATCCTCGCGCGCAGCATCAGCGGAAACACCAAGGTCGGACGATCAGACACCCAAACCAACGGCCTATGGACGTACTGGGTGAGCCGCGACGGGCGCAAGCCCCGCAAGCTCGCCGACTTCACCAACCCGCTGGTCTACACTGGAGCGACCCTCAGCTTCCTCGCCTGGAGCGCATACGGAAACCTTGAGGAAGACCTCGCAAGCAAGACAGCAAGCCTGCTCCGCTAAGCCCCGAAAGGGAACCCCACATGCTCACACGCGCCCGACGAGTACTCCTCTCCCTCATCGCCGCGGCCACCGTCATGCTGCCGCTCACCCCGGCCCCCGCATACGCTCTCCCAGCCAATCCCAACGTCTCCGATGAGGTCATCGAGGCGAACTGGGCGACACTATCCGCTGAGCAGCAGGAGACAGCCAGGCAGGTGGTCGCGGAAGCCAAGGCGGAAGGCTACTCGGCAGAAGCGGCAGCAGCCGTCGCCGGTAACTTCTGGCGTGAGTCCCACTTCAACGTGGACGCAGTGAATGCCTCGTCGGGCGCGTGTGGCATGTACCAGGCCCTCGGAGACAGACAAACCCTCCTCTTCACCTACAACGGAGTCTCCGGCTGTTCAGGCCTCAAAGCCAAAGAAACAACCCAGGCCGCGCTCGCGGACGGGCGCAGTGAATGGCTCGGCTGGCCCACCACCAGCATCATCTACGGCGGCATGGCATCCTACGCGCTCAACGAAGCCGGCACTTGGGGCATCACCGGAGGCACCGTCCCCTCCGCCGACGACTCTTTCGGGAGCCTCGAAGGCTTCAAGAGCACCGACAACTGGTACTTCGCGACGTGGATCTGGATGACGAACTGGGAAGCCCCCGGCGCAGCTGAAGCAGGCTTCATGGAACGCGCCTCATACGCTGCGACCGTCCTCAAGAAAGTCGGCAACACCGACCCCGCCGCAAAGTCCACCACAAGCGGCGCACAGTCCGGCTCAACCGGGGGAGTCCTCGACGAGTGGTCCCTCCCTGGGATGCCCAAGAAACCCGAAATCGCTAAAGGCCAGTCCCTCACGTTCGCGGACGGCTCGCAGCTCACGGCGAAGCAGCGCGCAAACGCCTCCGACCTGAAAACACAGCTCGAAGAAGAACGGGACCGAGAAGCAGCTGAGTCAGCTCGAACATGGGTCGCCGTCGTCGGTGTCGCCCTGTTTGTCTACGCTCTCGTCATCCTCCTGTCCCTCCTGATCGACCTGTCGTTCCCACTGTTCTCTGTCCTCAAGGGCGTGACCTTCGGGCGGATCAAGTACTCACCACTACCAGCCGACGAGCGCCCGAAAGGCACCTACGGAGTCGCCGGAGTCCTAGCCACCTGTTTCGCCTTCGCAGCCCTCGGTGCCCTCATCTTCACGGGCGTGATCCAATCCTTGCTCGCGCACCTCGTCATCGCTCTTACCTCTTGAAAGGAACCCTCCCATGACCCGCCAGTCCGAAACCGACTTCGCCACAGCCCTCGTCACCAAGTATGGGCAGCAATGCGCCGAGCTCTTCGCCCTGTTCCTCCACACCATCCCCCTCGGTTGCTCATGGGCGTTCCTGCACCCCCAGCAGGTCGAAGACCTCGGCCTACCCTACAACCCAGAAGGCCCCGTCCCCCTCATCTGGGATCCCCAACACAAGACGGTCGCTACTCGCACCGCCGCCAACGCGAACGCCTCCACTCTGACGTTTGTCCTCATCCCCGTCGTCGGTGGCTTCATCCTCGAAACCGCCTACAGCGTCGCCGTCAACGTCATCGAGCAGTGCGGGGGACTCTACGGCGAGGACATCCTCACGGCAGCGGGGGAGAGTCGCACCAAAGCCAAGGAGGCGTTCGCTAAGCGCCTCGAAAAGGCAATCAACGACGGCGGTGAGCTTCGCTTCGGCTACTACTGCGTCAACGGCTCCCAGACGATCACCATGAACGGTGTCGCCTACCCCGCCTACTCGCTCCCACTACGCGCCATCGCCGAAATCGCAGCGCAACAGGGCCTCTCCTTCCGCGTCCCCCAACACGCCCTCATCCCCGCCTCCACTGTCGCCGCAAGCCCCTGGGACACCCTCTCTCGGTCGGTTGCAGCCCCCTCCGGCAACGCAATCCTCGGAGCCCTCACCCGCTGAAAGACTCATAATGTTCATCCACATTCCAGAACCCAGACCCCGTGAGGGCATCGCCCCCACCCTCGAACTCCAGATCCGCGCCCGACTGGACAACGCCTCGACAGAACACGTCGGTGAAGCTGTCACCATCAGCTCACCCCAATACGAGACTTTCATCGCGCAATGCACAGAAGCGCTCCAACGCGACAAGTCCATCGACCTCGAAGTCGCACCCGCGAGCGCAGGCGACACCGAGACCATCACCATCGTCAATGACTCCGGCATCACCGTCGAAGACATGCGAGAAACCCTGAGCGACCTCATCGGCGACATCCCCAGCATCGGAGTCACGATCAGCGTCAACGACGGCCAGTACACCATCACCCTAACCACCGTCCCAGACCTGCCCGTCCTCGAGACCCACGTCGAAACACTCACCTGGTCCGCAGACGGCCACACCCTCACGCCCACCATCCACACAACAACGGGAACCGAGATCCCCGCATGGACCCCGGCGATCCTCGAACAAACCGAAGCCTACCCAGGTGGAACCATCCGCTACGTCGAAACTACCTACGGGCCGATCCCATGCACCCCACAGGGGACCGTCATCATCGACGCAGCCATCGCCACCTCAATACACCACGCCCGCGTGTAACACTCCCGCCGCCTCCCTTCCAGTTGCTACCCTTAAAAAAACTAGGGCAAAAGCCCCGGTTATGGCACCCGCAGGAAGGGAGGCGCTGTGCGCCGCTACATCGAACAAACAACACAGCCCGACGAGACCGTCACCGCCGACACCTTCCTCCAGCAAGCGCAGGCCGCCCTCGACTCCCTCATGGACACCTACAGGGCACAGCGCCCCACTGGCAAGACGTACCTCGCAGCCTTCGGTCTCGAAGACGACCCCCAGCCCGAAACCATCCTCTAAGCTCCCATCGAACGGATCACCATGAACGACTACAACGACATTGAAGACCTCGACGAGACGACGGAAGACACCATCGTCCTAGACCTTGACGACGATACCGACGACATTGACGACCTTGACGAAGCCGACCTCGAGACCTCAGACGAGGATGAGGACGACTACGACGAATACGAGGACGACGAAGATGACGATGATGAAGACGAGGACGACGTAACCTCAGCTCCCGTCACCACCTTCGCGCTCACCCCACTACGAGACGAGGCCGACAAGGACGACGAGGATGCTGCGGACGACAGTGACGAAGTGCCCGAGGATGATACGGACCTCAACGAGGACGCTGACGACGAAACCAGCGCCGATACCAAGGCTGCTCCCTTCCGCATCGACATCGACACAGACGGCCTCGACAGCACCGCAGTCGAAGCGATCAGCAGCGTCAACGACGTGGTGACCGTCAAGAGCGACGCATACTCCGTCCGATACACTCACATCAGCCCGCACCAGGTTGTCGGCACCAAGCCCATCAAGGACTACAGGTCCGACACCTACAGCGGACTCTTCAACGTCGTCCGCGAAATGGGAGTCATCGTCCCCATCGTCGTGACACCGCTCGCTGAGTACGCCGACTTCCTCGCCGACAACAACATCACCACCGGCGCAGAAGCAGACGAGTTCGGCTACGCGGGCCCCCGCTACCGAGTCCTCGACGGGTGGCGACGCATCTTCGCGTCCCTCAAGAACCACTACGACGAGATCCCCGCCGCCGTCATCACGTTCCATGACCCCGAGGTTGGGCGCGACTTGTCCAACCTCATGCACCTGGTTCTCAACCGCGCCCAGACGCACACATGGGCCGAGAAGTGGGCGATGCTGCAAGTGATGGAGGAGTCCTACAGCCTCACTCCCTCCATGCTTGACTGGCTTCTCCTTCTCGAAGCGGGTGACTCCATGCGCCTCAAGGAAGTCATGCTCGCTGAGTACCCCGAAGTGACTGAGGACTTCCTGGCGGGCAAGAAAGACCTCACGCGGTCCTACAAGGCCCTTGAAAAGCTCCGTAAGGCAGAAGCGAACCCAACGGCAGGCGACGACGACCGGAAGATCTCCAGCGTTGACGAAGCCGGCGACCTCGCAACCGATGATACGGAAGATGCCCCCCTCACTGACGAGGAAGTCAAGAACCTCCTCGAAATGGGCGATGAACTCCGCGAAGTCCGCGACCTCCTCAACAAGGAAGCCGACACCGACGACACCGACATCGCCGATGAGAACTACGGCGGCGACCCCATCCCTGAAAACGCGGCCGAACAGGTCGGCTTCGAGGGCGGCGACGACGACGAGGACATGTTCGGCGAAGTTGATGAGAACACCGTCCAGGACACGAAGGACCGCAAGCCCCTCTCCAAGGAGCTACGCACAGCGATCCTCGCGCGCGACGAGTTCACCTGCCAGGCCTGCGGCTACGGTAAGGGCATCACGTCCATGGTCCACCTCGGCCAGCTCGAAGCCCACCACAAGACCAGCGTCTACGTGGGAGGCTCCGACGCGATGAGCAACTTCGTGACCCTCTGCCAGCGCTGCCACGGCCTCGTACACATCCTCGCCGGCTTCAACGCCAAGATCGGCATGACCAAGGAAGAGTTCGAGAACGTCCCCGACAACGACCAGACAATGTTCCGCGTCTGCATCAAGCTCGCAAAGGTCATCCTTAAGGCCGAAGAGGAAACCGGCAAGGCACTCAGGAAGTACAAGCCTGTGCGCAACCCATTCTGGGAGCAGCAGAAGCAGGCGCAAGATGTTGTCAAGACCCTAAAGGGTGAGGAAGCATTGGAGGACACAGCAGAATGACGACGTGGGTTTACTTCCAGCGGCCAGGATTCAGCCTCTACCAGGAGGACGGCGGCGTGCTCACATCCACCGCTCAGACCGTCAAGCGCGCCCAAGACCTGCGCAACATGGCAGCGCGACGCGCGCCCAACCTACAAGCAGCCCCATACAACCCAGCAGGCTACGAGTACTGCGCCTTCGACGGGCAGCGAGTTGTCAACCTGTTCGCCCGCGACGACCTAGCCATCACGCCCCGCACCGTCATCAAGACAGACCAGGGCAGCAAGACGCTCGCGCAGGTTCTCGACAACTACGAGATCACCAACCGGGGTATCGACCCCAAGGCCGCGGCGTGGGACATCCAAGCCCTCCGCGAGGCCGTCAACTACGCCAACGCCTACACGCTCACCCGCCTCGATACGCGCGCCTCTGGCCCATTTGGCGCAGCCGGAACCACACGACCCGACTACTGGACCCTCACGCGCCCAGACACCGACACCGAGTGCACCCTGCGCACGTGTTACCGCACACAGGAAGGCTCCCTAGCGCACAAGCCAACCCTCGAAGCCAGCATCGACAGCTCCGACTACTTCCTCGTCTCCCTCCCCAAGGACTGCATCCCCCTATTCGACGGAACCGGAACGACACCCACGCAGGACACGCTACGAACGCTCGCCCGAGCAGTAGATGACGCAGCCACCAACCCCTTCTGCCTCGAGCGCGACATCCAGGGCGTAGCGTATGCCCTCACCCGAGGCGGTGCACGTCTCGAGTTCTACCTCGAAAACGTCGGCTCCTTCACCTATACGAACGGTGACCTCGTAGCACACGAAACCCATGGCGACCCCGCATACACGATGGTCCGCTCGATGCTCGTCAAGAACGCACTTAAGAACTACAGCAAGTTGGGCCTCGTCGGCGTGTACTTTATCGTCGATGCTCTTGTCCGACAGAGAGTCTGGAGCTCCGGCCCCTCCTTATGGTCAGAGTTCGCTGAGGGGTATCGAGCCGCCTGCAACGGCAGATTGGACGTGTGTGCTGACGCGCTCCCCCTATACGTGCCATCGCGCAGCACGCACCCCGAAACGCGACGCAACGACCCCTACAGCACCTACTACAGCTACGTCGCGCACTACAGAAACCTCATCAAGGCCGACGCAGCCAAGATGGCCCAACGGGCAAACTAGGCCACCATGAACACTCCTCGCAGCGCCATCGCGCGACACAACGCCCGCCAGGCACACACCCATGAGGCGCGCAGCCGACTCGAATGGGCGGCAGAAGTGCACGCCATCCTTGAAGCCGCCGCCACCACCTTCGACGAAACCACGGTCCAGCAGCAGATCACGGTCCCCGCGAACCGCGCGCGCGGCCCAGTGCAAGCACGAGGCATCCTGGACATGTGCCAGGCCCTCGGCATCGCAGGCATGGCCACCAGTGCACTCACTGGCAACGGAGACATTACCCTCGCCCTCGCCGGCCACACCGACCGGATGCGAGCAGCACTCCACCTCGCGCACAGCTACCTCGAAGCCGAGCGCCTGCACCTCAGTCGCGCGCACACCGACAGGCCCGGCGTGACCCTTAGCCCCACCAAGGCGCGCCACAAGACCTACGGGATACTCCTCAGTGCAGCAGCCGAAGCGTCCGCCATTATCCGTGCGACCCCGCCCTTCAACGTGCCGCTCGATCAGGAAGAGGTTGAAGCGCTGCACGCAACCCTCAGCTGGGGATGGGCCGGAGCGGCCTACCGAGAGCAGCCCCTCCCATCGGCTGAGGAAGGGTATCGCGAGTATGAAAGAATCTATCTCTCAGTCAGCCAGAAACCCCTCGTCAAGCCGTACAGAAAGAACAGCCTGCGATGAACTCAACCAGCACGCCCCGCCGCCTCCATCGAGCGTGGCGGGGCTCTGTCGCCCTCACCTTCCTCCTCGCGCTCATCCTCACGTTCTTCGCCCACCCCGCTAAGGCGTTCACCGAAGACCAGGGGCACAACCTCAAGGCCAAGCCCTCCACCTGGTGCCAGTGGTGCGCCGACAGTGACTTCGGGTACGACCCAAACGAAGAGCGCGGCATGATTACCAACGCCGGAGCAACCATGGGCGAGGCAGCGTGCGGTAACTTCTCCTTCGCGTTCGTAGAACTGAGAGCCGGAGTCAAAGCCCGCGGCTCCTACACCGTCAACGACATGCGCGCCGAAGCCATCAAGCTAATGCAGGCAGGCAAAGATAGCCCATTCAGCGATGACGGTTGGCTCTACCAGCTCAATCCCGAAGGCTTCGCCCAGGGAGTCTCCAACATGACCGGCGGGCAACTCACCGTCGAAGTCCAAGGCGACACCAGCGGCGCAGGCCTTGGAGCCAACAAGTTCACCGAAGACGACGTGCGCCAAGCCATGAACGACGGCTACTTCGTCATCTTCATGGTCCAAACCGACACCGGCGGACGACACTGGATCGCTGGCGATTACGTGGAGGGCAACACCGTCCACACCATCGACTCCGGGCGACCCCTCACCACCCTCGACCGATCCCAATACCCCGGCGGCATCGGCCCCATCCTGAAGTTCTCCCGCACCGACGGCAAGAAACTTCAAGACCTCCCCACCATTGACGACGCGGCCACTAGCGTCGGCAGCAGCAACAGCGGTGACACCGCCACTGCAACCGACACCGGCATCATCAGCGACCTCGACCTGCCCGGTATGCCACCTCGCACCGTCGGCCAAAACCACCAGCTCTCCGAAGCTGACAAGCTCGCCTTCGCGAAAGACACCCTCAAGTTCGCGAACTACACGAACCTGAACACCACGCAGAAAGACAACGTTGACCAGATCGTCGCCCAGCGACAGCTCGAGCAAGACAGCAAACTGTCGAACGGGTTCAGCACCGGCGCAGCCATCATCGGCATCGTCCTGTTCCTGTACGCCCTCGTCATCGTCCTCGCGTTCCTGTTCGACCTGGCCTTCCCACTGTTCTCCCTCCTCAAGTTCGCAACAGCTGGTTCCCTGACCGTGCATCACGAGTCGCAAAGCCGTGCGGGCGTGAAAGAGCTGGGAGCCCCACCTCGAGGACGTTGGGCGACGTGGGGGAACGTGTTCGTAACTGCCGGGCTGGTTGCAGCGTTGGGTGGTTTGCTCATCAGTGGAACGCTGGTTAGGTGGGTTGCGTCGCTGTGGCAGATGCTCTACATGTGACGGGTTGGATAACACCACAACACATGTGATCTAGTTAACCAGTTTCCGGGTTGCGCACACAAAATACACTGGCCTACACTAAACCCATCACAAACAACACAACCACAATCAAATAGCGTCCCCTGAACCGCCCCGGATCAGGGGAGCACCCCGGAAAGATGCCCGAGCGGCTGAAGGGGCCTCCCTGCTAAGGAGGTAAACAGAGGAATCTGTTTCGCGGGTTCGAATCCCGCTCTTTCCACAGGACGCGAGAAGCGCCTGAGACGAGTTACTTCACTGGAATTGAAACTCACACTCGTTTCAACCTTTTCTCTTGCGTCCCCCACTTTTGCCCAAAACACCCAGAAAGGAGAGCGTCATGGCGCGCATGAACACCCGAGGCACGAAGCCTCGCAACATGGCTAACACTCCCGTCAATACAACGACGGGACGGGCCTTCACCGCAGAAGGTGGAATGGGGTGGCAGCGCACCCCCAAGGGCGAGCTGTTCCTCGCCGCCGTGACCTCCCTCAACGAGGACACGTTCTACGAGACTGCCGACAAGCGTGCGCAGCGCATCCAGGCGCTCGCAGCGTCTCCCGAGATCGTCAACAGCCCCGAGTGGACACTCGGCATGGTCCGCTGGCTCCGCCAGGAAGTCGGACTCCGCTCGATCACAGGTGTTGTCGCCATGACTGTCGTTAAGGCGCGCCTGGATGCTGGCCTGACCGGCACGAACCGTCAGATCATCGAAGCGGCCATCAGTCGTCTCGATGAGGCCTCCGACATGATCGCCGGGTGGATGAGCCTGTACGGGCGCAATATCCCGTCATGCGTGCGCCGTGGCGTTGCTGACGCTCTGCGCGTCCGACTGTCCGAGCGTTCCTACCTCAAGTGGGCGGGTCGCATGAACGCGGGTAGCGTCACGCTCCGCGATGTCATCAACCTGACGCACCCCAAGCCAAAGAACTCGGTGCAGGAAGCGCTCATCAAGCTCGTGCTCGACGAGTCCTACGGCAAGAAGGGCGACGACAAGCAACTGCCCACCATCCGCGCCTATCGTCAGTTCCTCGCCATGGACCGTGACGCGCAGATCCGTGCTCTCACCGGCCCGGACGCGAAGGATGTTATCCGTAAGGCTGCTCTCACCCACGAGGTGATCGCAGGCGCAATCGGGACGATTCCCGCCGACGTGTGGGAAACCCTTGTCCCCGAGATGGGCTACATGGCCCTGCGGATGAACCTCCGACGCATCGAAGCATCCGGCGCGTCTCGCGCGCTGATCGCCACGATCAACGAGCGCCTGAGCGACGTTGACGAGGCTGCGAAGTCTCGCACCATGCCGGTCGCGTTCTATGCAGCGTACAAGAATGCGCCGCTGGCTTTCGCCGCCGCCCTACAGGACGCAGCGAACGCTTCGCTCGAGAACGTTCCCGCGCTCAAGGGGCGCACGCTGGTCCTCCTGGACCGCTCCGGCTCGATGAGCTACCCCATGTCGGCGAAGTCGTCGCTGAGCTGCCAGGACACGGCCAACGTGTTCGCGTCGGCGCTCGCTATTCGAGGCGAGAGCGTCCGAGTGGTTGCGTTCGACGATCACATGGAGGACGTGAAGGTCGCCAGCACGGACCTGCTCCGTGTCGTGGACCAGATGCCCACCGCTCGAGGCTGCACCTACACGCCGGATGCTGTCGCTTACGCCCACAAGAAGGGCGAGAAGTACGACCGCATCATCATCCTCACGGATGAGCAGTACAGGGGCGGCAGCGTCGATAACGCGCTCGACACGTATGCTCCCAGGGTTCCGGTGTTCACCTGGAACTTGGCGGGCTATGCGACAGCGCAGATGGAGGCCCGACAGGGCCGCTGGACCTTCGGCGGACTCTCCGACAAGGGCTTCCAGATGATCCCTCTCCTCGAGCGAGGCATCGGACAGTCCTGGCCCTGGGAAACGGAGACAACGCTATGATGCTCACGCCGGAACAGATAGCGAAGCTCGATCAGATCTCCGCTGAGACAGTTGCGTTCATCCGTATCACAGATAAAGGCGTGGCGGAGTTCAAAGATATGCGGGTATCTCCTAAAGAACTTGCAGTGTATCTGCGGGAACTTGCTGACCATCTGGACGCGCTACCGCCTGGCGGGCATCTCGCATGACGGCGGCGGCGAAGCCTTTCTAGGGGGCTTCGCTGACACCCCTATAGCTCAACTGGCAGAGCAACGGACTTTTAATCCGTGGGTTCAGGGTTCAAGTCCCTGTGGGGGTACACAGTGAAAAACTGAACATGGCGGGGTGCCAGAGAGGCCGAATGGAGCTGTCTTGAAAACAGTCGCACCGACAGGTGCCCAGGGTTCGAATCCCTGTCCCGCCGCCACCAACTGAATACATGGTCCTATGGGGTAGCGGTCAGCCTGCCAGATTTTCACTCTGGAGACCCGAGTTCGACTCTCGGTAGGACTACTCCGATCCGGTGTAGCTCAACGGACAGAGCGGGGGACTTCTAATCCCAAGGTTGCAGGTTCGAGCCCTGTCACCGGAACTCCAACAACTAAATACCTACCAGGGGTCAGTGAGCCGAATTGGTGAAGGCACCCGACTGTAAATCGGGCACATCAGAAACGTTGCAGGTTCGAGTCCTGCCTGACCCACTGGTGGAGCGAAGACGCGAATGTGTGAGTTACTTCTTTGCACAGAAACACACCTGGGCGTAGCCCCAGGACCATTCACTCGCGCAGCCTTTCAGCTTTGCTCCACCTCTCCATCTCGGATGGTGTAATGGCAGCACACCGGATTTTGGTTCCGGGCATCTAGGTTCGAGTCCTAGTCCGAGAGCGAACTGCGGGCGTGTCCCTGTCGAGAAGATAGTGACGCGCCCGCAGGTTTACCCAGATCGAAAGGAAACAAGCTATGACTGCTGGCGAGCGTAAGGCCGCAGCCAACAAGCGCCGACGCGCATTCCACATCTCCGCCATGAGCGCTCTGTCTGCCCTCTGCGCGGGCGTATTCGCAGCCCTCGGGTTCGTTGGCCTGATCGGCCCCTCCCAGTGGGCTATCAGCCGACAGGAAGCCATTCTCGGAAAGGTCTTCACCGGCTGGCTGACGACCGTCAACATGCCCGCCGCAGGGTGGGGGAGTGAGACCGTGTTCGTCTCCTCCTACACGGGCGACACCGCTCACCTGACCACCGGGGAGATGGTCCCCGTTGCCGACCTGACCATCACGGCACCGCTCTCGGCGACAGCTGAGCACGCCGTCTTCATGAATACCCTCACCGCAGCGCTCCTCGCTGCGCTCCTGCTCCTTGTGGCAGTTGCTATGTGGCCGTCCTACGTCACCGACCCTGCGCAGCTCGAAACAAGCCTGGCGGGAGCGTTCGAGTGGCCCACTCCCGCGATGAGCGAGAAGCAGCGCCAGAAGGCTCGCGAGCGTCGCCAGCAGCGGCTAGAAGAGTTCGCCGCAGCCCGCGAAGAAGCCGACTCCCTCGACGTTGAACACCAGACAGACACAACCCAGAACGACGCGCAGGAACACTCCGCAGGCACCGAGTTTCTAGCCGCTCGCCTCATGGAAGGAACCCGCCATGAGTGAACCTCTCATCGTCGCGTTCGCCGCGGCCATTGTCGCGTCCGCAGCCTTCATGGTCGCCACCGTCGTCCTTATGGGAGACACGGCTTTCAAGCGCAGTGCAGACACCCTCAGCGCCACGCTCACGGTCGCCCTCATCAGTGCTGCCTTCGCCTCCCCGATCTTCACTCCCGCCGCCTACCAGGTGCCCGACGTGATCCACGCCTGGGTGAACTTCGGCCTCGCAGCACTCGCCCTACTGCTGATGATGGTCACGGTGTGGAACATGTTCCGCCGCTACCCCGACGTGCCCCTCACAATCCACTGGAGCGCATGGGCCATCAACGGAATCCTCGGATACGCCCTATGCGGCTTCATCCCCACCATCCACTTCATCCACTCTGTTAGCCCGTGGGCCTGAAAGGAAAAGAACAATGAGCGATAAGGATAAGCAGGAGCGCTTAGAAGCGCGGATTATGGCAGTAGTCCTAGCCCTTCTGCTGATCGCATCCTGGTTCATTCTCTTCCAGCATGGGGGACACACGCGGGAAAGAGACCAGAGTGATGCCCAGTCCGCCATCAGCATGGACGCCGGTGCTGTTCCTGACGGTTCGCTCAGCGACCTCGACAATTTGACCGTCAACGACAACCCCACCCCGCCCGAGAAATACAGTCGTGTTGAGCAGTTCGGCCCCGCCTGGAAGGATGTGGACCACAACGGCTGCGATACGCGGAACGACATCCTCGCCCGCGACCTCATCGTCAGGGGAATGCGTAACTCCTGTGTCGTCACCGCCGGCCAACTCGCAGACCCCTACTCGGGCACGTGGATCGACTTCAGCAAGAAGGAAGCCTCGAAGGTTCAGATCGACCATGTTGTCGCCCTCGAGAACGCCTGGCAGTCCGGCGCATACAACCTCACCCAGGAAGATCGTGAAGCTCTCGCCAACGACCCCAACAACCTCGTGGCCG